GGCCGGTGACCTGCGTCACCGTGCTCTCCGATGCTCCAAAGACCGCCAGCAGCGCGGTCACAAAACCGACCACCGCCAGCCAGAACTTCCGGCTGGTCAGCTTCCGGATGATGTCCTTCTTCGTCATGCCGTTTCTCCTTTCATCGGGAGCTTTTCATACTCCTTCCACAGCCTATCGATGGTTCCGTCGCCGCCGCATGCGATGTATGGGTCATACAGATATTTCTTTAGGTCGTGATATTCATCGACCGTCGTCCAGCCCCGCGCGATGAGCGCCGTCAGCCGCTCCATGAGCTTGTCGTAGGAGAGACCGAGCACCAGCTTCCGCGTTGCGTCTTCCTCCGCGTCCCGTTTGTCCGCCTTTTCGTCGTGTCTCTTGATTAGATACAATATGATCCCGGTTACCCCCGAGGAGGTCATGCCGGTGATGATCGCGGTTACAATCGCAGCGTTCATCCCGCGGCCTCCTTACTTATAGCCGACCACGCGCGTGATGTGGATCACGTTCGTGCCCATCGTGTTGGTGATGGCGGAGCCGTCGATCGTTACAAAGCCCGCCCGGGTGGCGTCCGGCGTGATGGTCGTCCCGCTGATCGCCCAGCTTGTCCTCCGGATCCGGGTCTGCGTGGCGGTCCCTCCGACCTCCACGATGGCCGTGCTGATCGTCCGGCCGTCCGGGTTAATGACCCGGATGCTCTGTGGATTCGTGCCGTTGTAACCCTCGTAGTAGATCTCCAGCTCATCGTAGTTGGCCGCGGAGGCCGCCAGGGTAACGGTCCCGGTCTGGCTTCCGGAATAAAGGACATCCCGGGCCCTCACATCGCTCATGTCGACCTCGACCCAGTTGGCCGGGATCCATGCGGTCCCGGTGTGCTCCTGGGTGCATCGGTAGAGCCGCCCGTTGTAGTAGACCATGGAGCCGACTCCATAGATCCGCGTGTCGCCCACGCTGAACGGCTGGGCGATCGCGATCGCGTCGATCTGGGTTTTCAGCAGGCCGGCCGCGTCCTCGGACAGCTGCCCGCGCATGCTCTCGAACCACGCGAGGAAGGCCGCCTGCTCGTCCGCCTGCCACGCCTCCAGCTGGTCTGCCCAGTCCGCGGTGTCGAGGTGGTCGATCATCTGGGTGATCAAGCCGCACTTCCGGCTGTCCTGGCGCGTGTCGCGGATGTTGGAGGTCTGGATGCTCGTCACTCCTCCCTCGACCAGGATCTCCGCGATGTGGAGCTCGTAAGCGTCCGCGTCGCGCTGGATGGCCGGCGGCGCCGGGTTCCCCGTGGCCGCTCCGCTCTTGACCTCCAGCGTGATCTGTCTGTCCGGGTAGGACAAACGCAGCACGATGGCGTCCCAGCGCGTATAGGTCGGATCTGCCGCCGGGATCGTCAGGGTGGTCGATTCTGCCTCGTAGCAGAAGGCCCCCTCGATCATTCCGAAGCCCGGGGAGACCTGGACGGTCATCCCGCTCCCCGCGGTGGTTTTAAAGCACGATGGCGATGCCAGCACGCCGTTGCTGATCAGGCTCTTGAGCAGGAGCCGGAAAAGGTCCGAGCTTTCCGCCCGGTCGAAAATGGGCATCCCGTCGCTGTCGACGCCCGTGATCTCGCTGTCGAAATATCCGAATCTCATCAGATGTGTGCCTCCCTCCTAATGACCCGGATCAGGCTCGTCGCCGTGTCCTGGCCGAATGTGATCTCGATCGTCCCGGCCGCGCCCTCGTAGGTTTCGCGGATCCCGGTGATCCTCTTGTCGGTTTCCAGGCCGATCTCGGTCATCCGGATCGTGCATAGATCCCCGAGGTCATAGTCCTGCTTATAGATCAGGTTTGCGGTCGGATCGGCCGAGGCGTCCATCGTCTCGACGGTCGCGAACCCGGTCAGCTTCTCCAGGCCGCGCTGGATCAGCGCCTGTTCATACTCTTCCTCGGTGTAGGTATGATCCACGCCCTGGTCGTCTCTGTAGGTGCGCTGCAGGTCCCTGGCGTCCACGAAGATCTCCCGCCGCTCCGCGTTCGGATCCGTGCGGATGTCTACCGTCACGACCGTCCGGTCCTTCCCCTCGCCCTCTCCGGCAATGTAGGCGTAATTTTTGCCCTCGGAGTCGTCGAAGCGGTAGTTCATCTCCGTGATGTTCGCGAACTGATCGGAGAAGACTGCCCAGCTGTTCACCGCCTGGTTCTGCGTGCGGTCCTTCCCCTGGTAGCACTCGAAGACCAGCTCGTCCGCCGCGAAGTCGTAGATGATCCGGTGGCTCATCTCCTGGGCCTTCTCGAGCTCGTGCAGCCATGTCCCCACCGTTTCGCCGGTGACCTGGGTGGTCACTTCTTCCCCGAGCCCCTGCAGCGTGCCGAGGCTGAGCCCCGGGATCGCCCGCTCCCCCTGCATGCAGTAGAGGCTGACGATCTTCCGCGCGATCTCTTCCGGCGTGCCGGTGAGTGTCGTCTGCTTATTAATGACGCGCTCCTCCAGGATCTGGTCGGCCGTGTAGCCCTTCACGCTGGCCTCCCTGGCGCCCTTCTGCGTCACGACGTACTCCGCGGAGCGGATCCGCCCGATCTCTCCGGTGTCGTTCCTATAGATCCAGGTGCCGGCCGCCATGGTCTCGAAGTAGCGCGTCGGCGCGTGCAGCTCGAACGTCCCCGGTTCGTAATATTCGCGATCCCAGAGGAAACTCGAAAACTCGCCGACCGGCCCGATGATGTTCCGGTCCGCGTCCAGGATGTAGATGATCATGTTTAAACTCCCAAATATCGCGGCGTATAGTAGAGATAAACGCTCATGTTCGCCTGCCCGCTTTCGGCATCATATCCGATGTAGTTGTTGCCGGGCTCCAGCTGGAACATGGTCGACGCCTTGTCGATCAAATTCCAGGCGTTCGATCCGTTCAGGGTGATCCGCTGCTTCCGCTGTTTCGTGTCGATGATCAGCTCGTCGCCGGCGCTCAGTGTCGTCCGGATCCGGATGAATTCCCCGCTTCCGTTCGTGATCTTCGGCCACGTCACGGCGCCGCTCGCGACGATCCGAACGCGCAAGCCGCAGCTGACGTCTCCGTCATTGTTCAGCGGTACTCCGAGGCTGACCAGCTTGTAGCCGGTCGGCATTCCGCCCAGGAGCATCCCGCGGGCCTCCTCCGGGTAGATCGTGACGTCCGGGGCCTTCGTGGCCAGCATGCGCCACGGAAAGGCCATGAGCGGGACGATCGTCGCCATGTCGCGCCCGAAGTCGTCGGTGCTCTGCATGTAGGGGTCCGGCGCCTCGAAATCGACCACGAAGCCGATCTTGTTGTCGTTGTTCGTGACCTTGGCCAGGGCCCAGCCCTCTATGATGCAGTCGATCGTCCGGGTGGTCTCGAATGCCGTCACCGTCAGGGTGGTGATGTTTTTCGGATTAAAAAGCCGGATGAGGCGGTGCCGGTATTCCGCATTATGCGAAGTAGATTTGAACTGTGCCTCGATGTGGATCGGCCGCGCCTTCAGCTTCGTTCCGTCATAACTCTCTCCATCCGCCAGGGCGAGGTCCGTCGTGTGGTTCGTGATCTCGCTCGCCTCGAGCCCCGTCACGGGCTTCGTAAAGTCGCAGTCCTGCCCCGGCCCGATGGTCAGGGTGTTGCTGCCGTTCGTGATGGTGATGGTGACCGTGTTCTTCGTCATGCCACGCCTCCGATCAGGTTCCGCAGGGCCTCGCGGTTCGCTCTCGCCGTTTCGCTGGGCGTCACCACGGGGACCTGGTAAGTGTTGTTCTGCGTCTGGTTAATGACTGTAGTCGCGCCGGCGCTTCCGGTCGCTCCGGTGATGCCGATCGACCCGGCGCCGACCTCCGCCTGCATGGCCTCCACCATCCGGTGCGCCTGCCCGCGCAATTTCCGCAGCGTCTCCGGCATGGTGTTCTCCACGCCGATCGTGACGCCCGGCAGGATCCATTCGCCGACCTCGTCCTCCATGACCTTGGACGGGGAGCCGATGTGCAGCGCGTTCCGCAGGCCGTCGGTGATGGTCGAGGCGATGTTGCGAATCGTCTCGCCGATTCGGTGGATGCCGTTCTTTATGCCGTTGATCAGGCCGCTGATTATGTTCTTGCCGATCTCCAGCACGCGCCCCGGCAGGCTCTTGATGCCGTCGATGATCTTCGTCCGGATCCTCGTCACCGCTTCCGCGATCTGGAAGATCTTCCCGATTATGGCGTCCTTGATCCGCCCGGGCAGCCCCCGGAAGAACTCCACGACGTTATGGAGCGCGTTCGGGAGCGTCTCCGTGAAGAATCCGACAATCGCATCCCAGACCGCGTGGAAAACGTCCTTGATCTGCTGCCAGGCGTTCGTGATCGCTTCCCGGAAGCCGTCGCTGGTATTCCACAAATAGATGAACGCCGACACCAGCATGCCGATCAGCGTGATGATGAGGCCGATCGGGTTGGCGTTCATCGCGACGTTCAGGCCGGTCTGGGCGATGGTCGCGCCCTCCGTGGCTGCCGTCTGGGCCGTCTGGGCCGTCGTCAGCGCCGTGATGATCGGGGCGATCATGCAGGCGATCTTGTAGCCGACGAACGCGCCGGTCGCCAGGACGATCGCGAACTTCACGAGGTCGATGTTGTCGGCCAGAAACTCGAACACGCCCGCGAGCCCGTCGATGATGTCGGCCAGCACATCCGCCACGCCCTGCATGCCTTCCATGCTCCCGCTGGCGTCGTCTCCTGCGTCTCCGGTATCAAACAGCGCCGTGATGAAGTCGCCGAGGGCTCCGATCAGGTTCTCGACCGCCGGGCCGCATGTCTCCGCGAGGATCCCCGCGAACGTCTCCAGCCATCCGATGATCGCCTGGACCGCCGTGTTGAGCGGTGCGAAGGCCGGGTTCATCTCGGCCAGCTTCTCTGTGATGCCGGTGATCGCGTCCGGGATCGCGCCGATCAGGCGCGGGATCATCTCATCCAGCGCTCCGATGATATTGCTGACCATGGTCGCCACGGCGCCCGCCAGGGCTTCCGCGTCGCCGGAGCCGTTCATGAAATTGTCCCAGGCCGCCTTGGCCGCCTGCATGGATCCGGAGATCGTGGAGGATGCCTCCAGCGCCGTCGTGCCGGTGATGCCCATCTCCTCCTGCACGACGTGGATCGCGCTGTAGAGGTCGGACAGGCTCGTGATGTCGTACTCGATCCCGCTGATCTCCTCCGCGTCCGCCAGCAGGCGCTCCATCTCGGAGCGGGTGCCGCCATAGCCGAGGCTCAGGTTGTCGAGCATCGTGAAGTTGCCCCGGGCGAATCCCCTGTAGGCGTTCTGGATCATCTCGATGTCCGTGCCCATCTTGTTGGCGTTGTCGGACATGTCGATGATCGCCATGTCGGCGATCCGGGCCGCCGCGGCCGTGTCTCCGCCCAGGCTCTGCAGTAGAGCCGCGGAAAAGCTCACGGTCGTTTCCATGTACTGGTTCGCGCTCATGCCGGCGGTCTCAAATGCCCGGTTGGCGTTCGCGATCACCGTGTCGGCCATGTCGCCGAACAGCGTCTCGATGCCGCCGACATTCTGCTCCAGGTCTGCTACGCTGGTAAGCGCCGCCTGACCGAGGCTCTTCACCGCGTCGACCGCGCGGGTCATCATCTGCCCCGCGAAGTTTCCGAGTGCGTGCTGGGCGATACTGCCCAGCCGGCTCATGCCGTTCTGCACTCCGTCGGTGTTTAGACTGGTATCAAAATTAAGGGTGCCGTCTGCTGCCATCAGGTGCCTCCGTGTTCAAAATTTCGAGCGGGTTCCCGCCCTCCATCAACAAGGCACTCAGGTCAGTCTCCATCCGCTGCTGCTTCTCGCTCTTGGGCAATGCATAGAGGTCCTTCATCCGCTGCAGGCGCTCCCGCTCCTTGGCGGATGCGTCCGCGGGGATCTCCATCGCCCGGTAGCCGATCGCCCGCGTCAAAACGCAGGACTCCGGCAGGCTCCGAAATAGCGCGTGGAACTGCCACCAGTGGAGGCGTGCTGTGCTCAGGTCTATCCTGTAGGCCTGATAGAACGCGGCGTAGATCATCTCCGCGTCGTACTCGTAGGAATAGACCGGCGGGCCGGCTTCTCCGGATCCTCCCCCCGTGGGCGTCTGCCCGCACCGGAAGAACCACAGGACGGCGCTCATCGCGTCCTCTGCCTCCTCCGGCGTGAACTCCTCCCCCGGGAAGTAAAGCTCCAGGATGGTCGCCGCGCGCTGGTCATCGGTCATCTCGTCGTCCTCCAGGGCGAGCTCGATCAGCATCCCGACCCGGAAGTCCGTTTCGATCGGAACCTCCCGGTCCCCGACCTCGACCGTCTCCGGCAGTCCGTCAATGATTAGATTCATGCCGTCTCTTATCCTTCCGTCGCTGGGCTCTGTTCTGGTATCTCTGCGCGTAGCGGTTCGCGACGTCGTTGATCTCTTTCTTCCGTGCGATGCCCCACTCGGCCAGATCGGCCAGCGCGTCCAGGTGCTCGATCAGGTTCGTCCGGCCTTCGAAGATGGCCTCCGCCGTTCCCTCGCCAAACAAAACGTCGAGCGCCTCATCCACGACCTTGCACTGGGCCCGGATCACGTCCCCGGTGCGCATCGTGCCGGCGTTCGCCGCGATCTCTCTGTCGCTGGTGGAGATGTCCTGCATGACCTTCTCGAAACGATCCGAGAAGTCCGCATCCGCCACGTCGCCCTCGAAGCTGTGCCCTTTGTACTCCCACATGTTTAGTTTTCCTCTCTTCTGGTGGACCTATTACAAAGCCGGAAACGGGGGCCGGTCCTTGGCCCCCGCTCCCGCTGCGCCGTTCCAGGCGTCAGGCGTCATATTTGCCGGAAAACGTTCCGGCCGTCCAGGTCTTCGTCACGGTGTCGAACTTGCCCTGGATCGGGTCGCCGACCGCGTGCAGCGTGCCGGTGCCCTGGATCTTCTCGCCGCCGTTTCCGGTGATCCCGCTCGCCTCGTTGGCCACGGTGAACAGCCGCGCGGTGAACTCCGCGGACTCGGCGCTCGGCGTGCCGATCGGGTTGAACAGGTCCACGCGGACATAGCGGTGCTGTGCCGCGTCTCCGGTGGCGTGGTCTCTGCCGTCTTTCCAGAGCGTGTAGATCGCATCCTCGGACGGGATCATCCGCATGTTGTATGCGAACTCCGTCTCGTAACCGTTAATAGATGCGGATGCCGTGACCTCGTTGATGTAGGTCTCGGACTCCGTCTGTGCTCCGGGGTTCTCGTCGAGGCTCGTGAAGCCGGTGCCCATCAGGGCCCATACGTCCTCCGAGGTCTCGAGGTAGTCCGCGAACGCATTCCGCAGAAGCGCTGCGTCGTGGACATGAAGGTCAAATCTCCTCATGCTCTTCTTGCCTCCTGGTGATAGATCAGCTCCATCTGGATCTGATAGCGCGCATTGATCATGGCCTCGTCCATCAGGAAACCCGAGGACAGGACGCTCATCTGCTCCGGGGTCATGCCCTCTGGCATCTCCGGGAAATTGCCCGCCCGGTCCTGCGTCTCCACCCATGCCGCCAGCTTCTCATAGAAGCCGCTGTTCGCCATGTTCTGGATCCGGTCCATGGTGTAGTCTTCGCGCGATGTGAAGTTGAATTGATAACGCCGCTCGGTGCTCCCGTCCAGGTATGTCTCGATGACCGGGGTGAAGATGCTTACCTCGATCGCGTACTCCGTCGCCTGATCGCCGAGCGCGTCCATGCGGAACGCCCCGCCCGCCAGCAGTGGGCAGTCGAGGAAAAAGTCCGCGATGCCGTCGATGATGTTCTCGACCATGTGCTCCTCCTCTTAGGAATTGATCAGGCGCAGGATCGCGCCCTTGTGGGCTGTCTTCATCCGCTCGAACCAGTAGGCGCCGCGGTTGGCGTCGTAGGGTCTCGATTTGGCCGTGGCGTAATACTGCCGGCGCGCGTATGGCGTCGAGTATTTGACCTCGCCGCTCCCGATGACCGTGGTCAGCTTCCCGCTCCGGATCAATGCCCCGGTGCGGAAAGGGACCATCGGCTCGCATAGCCGCAGGACCTCGCTGTCGATGATCATCTGCTTCCGCTTCAGCGTCGCGTTCACCTGCTTGGCTGCCGCGGCGTTCCATACCAAATGACAGCTCACGCCGTCCGGGCCCTGGATGAATGCATCCCGCGGGTTTTGGACTGGATTAAAAGCCATGTTCTCACCTCCCGGTGATCCGCCAGTGCTTCACGGCGTCGGACCCGCGGCGGGTGTTGTCCGCCCAGTCCGTGACCGTGATGGTCCGGCCGGTTGCTCGCACCTCGCTTTCCGTGAGCGCCGCCGTCTGTGCGGTCGTCCCCAGCGTGATCAGGTCGCCGGCCTCCACCGTTCCCTCCGGGATGTTCTGGAGCGGGATCCGGATCTTGTAGATTCGCTCCTGCGTCCAGACGCCTCCCGAGGCCTGTTTCGTGCCGATGTCCTCCGCGTAGCTCGCGCCGGCGATGTTCGTCGGCGTGTAGCGCTCCCGCCGGTCCTCGCCGAGGGTCTTCCGCCACAGCGTGATCGGGGTCTGCGTCGTCATGTTTTGCACCTCCGTGAGAGC